CCGAGATCTTCGGCTACTGTCTCCGCTTCGGCCCTGTTGATAAGAGTGTCTATGAGTGCTGTCCAAGCATGTCCGCTGGGCACCCCTCTCTTCCACTCTATCCTCAGTTCCCCCTCGGGCGTTATGAATATTACAATCGCGTTGTCGAACGCCAAAAGTTCTACGTCTCGCATCCTTGCCAGATCAGTCTTCAGGTCGGAACGAGCTGCACCAATGGCGGCGTTAAAAACCGCCTCGATGGCATACCGAACCGCCTTCTTCGTCTGAGACATATCGAACTCGCTCTGGTCCAGCGAGACTGCGAAAACGTCCTTACGAGAATTCAGAGCATAGAGAGAGCTCCTAGACTCGGCCTTACGCGTCGGCGATAGACCGAGAGTAGTCCACAATTTCTTTCCGTTGTAGTCAGCCACCATGATTTTGTCTACATAAGCACACCTTCTGTAAGATCTCGAGTCCGTGGAAATAACGCCCCGCGTTCGGGCCGGTTCGTCTTCTTTCCTGAATGGGTAAAGAAGCATAGGATGTTCGGTCAGGGCCGACAGAATCAGTTCCTCTTCCGTGGAGGCTAAGTTGTTAACAAACTTCCCTCTCAAAGTGGTTCTCTTCCAGTCTTGCCCTTCAACGGGCCCTGCTTTCTCCAACGGAATACCGAGTTTGCACATCGCAATCTTGACCGGGGTACCTTCTGTACTCGCACCGGCCAAACCCCAGGCGTCTCTGAACTCCATGAACTGCCCGAATGTCACCTGGTCACCCGGAGCACGGAAATTAATATCCCGCACTGCAGCGTCCAACTTCTTCTCCATTCGCCTGGTCCATAAAAGAGTTCGACCGTCTTGATCTAGTATTTTGTCTTTCATCTCTTCGAACACGTCAGCCCGGTTGGGGGCACAATCATAGCCACCCAAAACCTTTAGGTCCGCCAAATAACTCCACACTCCGTGCCCCTGCAAAATGTTCATTTTAATAGCACGCGCCGAAATAGCCTTCAGATTCTTTATCCAACACGTCTCGCAACATGCTGTAAATCGAAGAAGGATTTGGCGTATACGTACAAACACTCCACTAGGCAGGAAGCCGGCGAAATGAGAAAGAATCTTACCCCACTTAGGTCCAAAGGAGTTTTTCATAAATCTCGATGTCTTTGCACGATGCATAGGATTCTTCCTATCT